ATGACGCGGACCCACATGGAGGTCGGGATACTGCCGAGCGTAACCGTAGTAGCCGTCAGCGGGGTGTTGCTCCCGGTACGGCGGCAGACGACGTAGAGCTTCCCCTGCCCGTCCAGCCAGAAGCCGCCACCGGGGCCCCTTCTGGCCGGGCTCGTGGTGCCGAACATCTCGCAGATGACGTAGTCGTCCGTCTGCGGGAGGCTGATGCTGGTGAGGCGCCAGGTCGCAACCATGATGCTGCCCTGCGCAACATCGGAGACGATGTCCAGCTCCAGGCCGGCGCCCAGGATGGTGCCGCCAGAAGCGTTGAGGGCCTCGGCTACAATGCCGGTGCTGCCATCGGGGCCGAAAGTCGCAGCGCTGCCGCCGTAGCTGTCGAAGTCGGCGCCGTCGACAGTGCGAGTAGTGCCCGCGTCTGCACTCCAATCTGCCGCGGCCTCGTCGGTGAAGTCGACCGAGAAGACAGAGCTGGGAGCGGTGAGGCCGCCGGCTACTGCTGCCTTGCTCACCGCAAACGAGATGGACGCGGTCAACCCGTCCGCCGCGGTCGTCGTGTGCGTCACGAGCAGCGTGCTCCCCGCCGTCGGCTCTGGGACGCTCGGCGTGGTCGTCGCCGAGTCCGTGACCACCACAGGCAGGCCCGTGGTCGTGTCGACGGCCGTGGTTGCGACGCTGGCCCCGTCGTGGCTCAGGGTCGGCGTGTAGGCGCCGCTCTGGTCCGCGACGTTGCCCAGAGAGGAGGAGATTGTCGGGTCGGTGCAGGAGGGAGCGGCGCTCGGTGCAGCCGGGTACTCGAAGCCCTGGTTCGGGTAGGAGAGCGCCATCAGTCGGCCAAGCCTGCGCAGAGGAGGTAGCGGGTCGTGATGGCGTTGTCCGAGCCAGAGTCCGGAACAGGGCGCTCGTAGAAGGAGCCGCCAGCCGGGAAGCTGTACGGGATGCCGTCTGCGACGTAGTTGAAGACCTGGGCTCCGGCGGTGCCGTTCTCGAGGCGCCACGCCCCGGTAGCCGGGTCCGTCACGTTGCCCAGCACCGGGTCGACGGTGGAGCCGGACCCTGCGGTGAGGTCACCAATCTGCCCGAAGATGCGCCCCATCTGCGGGAGTTGGTAGACCCTCCCGCTGGAGTCGGTGCCAGCGAGCGGCACGGCGGCCTCGGTGGCGGTGCCGGCGCTGGTGTAGGAGATCGTGATCTCGAACTCGGCCCGAGACCCGCCATCGCGGGCGGTCTTCGTGGGTACTTCCCTCACCTGGAACGTGAACGCCATGTTTCACCCTGGAACGATGCGGTTTCAGAATAGCACGGCAATTTCCCCCGGTCCATGGTGGTTGCCACGTTGCCCGATGCGGCTACAGACAGCGTCAACCGCACGGAGGGACCCATGCGCACCACACTCGCTCTCGCCCTGACTCTCGCCGCCGGCTGTGCCGAGGCCCGCCTCGAAGACTCCGCCGCAGAGGCCGGGGATGCCTCCCCGTCCATGCTGGGCGCGTGGGGCATCCTCGCCCCGTTCCCGGTCTACTACCAGCTCGACCACTACACGCTCCGCAACCCCGCCTCACCGGCGTGGCCGCTGGTCACCCTCGAGCTGGACCAGGAATCCATCCTGCTCGGCGTCGACTACGAGACCACCAGCGGCGGCCGGTCGTGGGCGCTCGTCGACGAGTCCCCCAACGACTGCGAGCCCGCGGACGACGCCATCGCCTGCACTATCCTGGGCGAGCCTGCGGTCTTCCGCAACCGGAACGGAGGGTGGGAGGTGCCGACACGCTCCATGGCCTGGGGCGACGCGGTCTACGGCGTCACCTCAATCGCGGAACGGTAGCCGCATCAGCTCCAACGTGAGCAGCAGCCCGGTCGTGGTTGGCGTCCACGCCACCACACGACACGGCATCCTCGAGAGCGAGTAGTCGGAAGCCGTCAGCAGGACGCCCATCCCGGGCTGAATCCTGGCCTTGTCGTAGCGGACGCGCAGAGTCAGCTCAGCAACGGGGACGGCAGCCCTGACCACCTCGTCGGCCGCGATGAGTCCCGCTGTCGAGTCTCGCCAGACGAAGCGGCTCGAGATCTTGCTCTCGCCCCCCGACGGATTCGCCTCGAAGAGGCCTGAGCGGTGGGTCGTGGTGTCCCGCGCGGCCGAACCCGTCTGCGAGTAGAGGACCTCCTCGGCAGAGAGAGAGATGGAGCTCCCGTAGCCCTCCGAGACCGGCGAGTACGCGTACTCGACACGCACCGACGAAGAGAGGTCGGAGCGCGGCTTGACCAGCTTCGGACGGCCGACCTGCCAGCAGTCCTGTCCAACGGTGAGGTGGTCAATGCACTCGTGCTCGATCGGGGGCCGGCGCAGCAGCGTGAAGAAGTGCCCGCCGGGGCCCGGGGCCAGAGACAGCGGCAGGATGGGTAGAAGCTCGTCCTCGATGAACTCGGAGGGCTTCCCTTGGTCATCCCAGAATCCGTCTATGCGGTACCGGTCCAGCACATCGGCGGCGGAGATGATGCTGCCAAGGTCGTACTGGATGGTCGACCGCTCGGCCATCCACCGCAGATGGCTCGTGGCCTTGGTCCAGAGGGTGCCGTCGTAGGGGTCTGGGATGGCGCCGGCCTCTGGCCATGCCACGAAGATCTTGTCGCCGCCGTCGGTCGGGTCGTCGCCCGGCCCGCCGGCGTTGGTGGTGAAGCTCGTGTAGGTCTGCCCCAGGCCGTCCGTCAACTGGGCGAGCGTGTCCGAGCCGGTGTGGTTGCCGCCGTCGATGAGGTCAACAGTTGTCGAAGGCACGAAGCCACCGGCCACCATGACCTCATACCGAGCCCCGGACGTTCGCAATTGGAACGCTGGCGAGCCTGGAGCGCCGAGGCCAGGGCGGCCGAACGGCATCGGGTACCACCGCCCGTAGCAGCTCGTGATGGTCTGCAGAGGGCTCAGTGCAAGCGGCTGCGTCTTGGGACCGACCCGCCTCTCTGGGTCCAGGATGGTGCCGAGGTCATCCTCGGAGAGCTCTGGAGACAGCTGCGCCCGAACCGTCTGCCCTGGGAGCGCCAGCTCCTCGAGGTCGAGAAGCCCATCCATGACCACGGTGCGGGTCTCCCAGCTCCCCCCGCTCGGCAGGATGGCCAGCTCCGCGGTCGCCAGGTGGATGGGCACGCCAGCGAACCAGAGAGCAGCCAGGTCGCCTGGGAAGCGGAGCTGAATCGGAATCGACATCTCCTCAGCCGCGCCCGGCTCGGTCGCCAGCTCGATGGAGACATCCACCGAGACCAGCCCGGAGAGGTACTGCAACGGGCCGAACTCGGCCGACTCCACCGAGACCGCGGAGTCGGCGATGCGGTACACCGTGCGGCCGATCTTGAGGCTCAGCAGCCAGCGGTAGCCGGGGGCCAGCGCAGAGCGCCCGAGCAGCATCATGTCACACCCTCCAGCGTGATGGCTGGCACTCGCTGCAGCTGGCCATCGCCCTCGTCACCGACGATGTTCTCGTAGGTGACGCGGCGGGGTCCCTGGGCATAGAGGTACTGGTGCCGATGCAGGAGCATGTAGGAGTCAGGCGGTCCACGGACGATCTCGTGAATGAAGAGCACCGAGCCATCCCGCCCCCCGACGCGGTCCAGGAAGCCGCGCAACATGGCGACCTGCCCCGCGCGGTTGTTGGTCGGGACCGCCCCAGAGCTGGCGGAAGCAGACCAGAAGGGGGCGTCGTAGGGGTCTGCGGTCCAGGTCGGGTCCGTGAACGCGATGCGCAGCTGCTCGCCCGTCGGACCAAGCTGGCGAGTGAAGACCGCCCCGTCATCGGCCCGGGTCTCTTCCACGGTGTCAGTCGCTCGCCGGCTCCACCCGTAGGACGGGCCGCGCAGAAGCTCGAGGTCGAAGAGCTGCAAGATCCCGCACTGGTGGTAGTTGGGCACGTTGGCCTGCGAGTCCCAGACCACCTGGAAGCCGGCGTAGTCCTGCCCCAGGAGGTAGCAGACCAAGACCCCGTTCGGGCTCCAGATCTCGCCGTTGGATGCACCAGACGTGGCCTCGGTGCCTGTCACACCCTCGAGCGGGAGCACCAGCGGCGGGCCGCCAGTGCCGGACGGGGCCAAGCATCCGCCGCGGTGCTTCCCAATCCTGCGCAGGTTGTTGGGTCCAGTCGGGCCCAACTTGAATGTGCCCCCCTCGAGTTCATTGTCGCCTACCCAGATGGTTGAGCCGCTCTTCGTCGGGCGCACCGTGTTGCCGTAGCGCGACCACGACAGCCCCGTCATGCCCGAGGCCATGTCGATGGAGCCCAGGCTCGCCCACGCGCTCGACTGGTAGCCGTAGAGGGTGCCCGTCCGGCTGGTCGCGTTGAGGATGAGCAGCGCTACCGCGTCCGAGATGGGACGGCTCTCGTCGTTGCCCAGGATGGTGGGGTGCGCTGCGCACGCGATGGAGACAGCCGCCGGTGGGCTTGCCGTCGCGCCACGCCACACCGCCCGAGGGCTTCGTGACTCGCCAGCGAACAGGTTTTCGACTCCGAACTCGGCGACACCGGTGAGGGAGTAGGTGTCGCCCGTGCGCCCCGGGCCTCCGTACCAGTTGAGGTAGATGCCGTCGGTCATCCACATCGGCGCCGAGGAGATGGGCCGCCCGGCGAAGTCGTCGGGGACGGTCCTCGAGTAGAGAGACGTTCCGCCGATCTCAGCCTCGCGACCGTAGACGAGCCGCCGAATCCAGTAGGCGATCGTGCTCGTGTCCACCGTGCCGATGGTCAGGACGGCCCCGGTCAGAGAACCGGTGGTGAGCGAGTCCGTGGAGGCGATGGTCTGCCAGTTGCGGTCGTCGCCGTACTCGTCGAGTTCGCGGGCCTGGGCGACGCACTCCCGCCCGTCAATCCAGAGGCGAAGCTGCAGCTTCGTCGCGCTCCCCAGGGTCATCTGAGAGCCGACCTGTGCGCCCGCCTCCTCGTCCCAGAGGGCCAGGGTTGTGGTCCCGGTCACCACGCCCACCCGGATGTGGGCCTGGGTGTCGAAGCCGACCGTTGAGTTCCGCAGGCCCAGGATGCACTGGTCTGCCGTGAGCCCCGTCGCAGAGAATCCCGAGTCGATCTCGATGTCCATCTCCACCAGCAGGGCGCCACTGCCCGGCACGCTCACCGACCAGTTGAGCTGGCCGCTCGTGGTGGAGACCTTCTGCCCCTCAGCCTCGATGGCGGTGCTTTGGGTTCCGCTGGTGTTCTTGGTCAGTCCGCAGGACGACAGCAGGGACAGCGGGAGCCACGAGTAGGTCATCGTTGCCCGGTAGTCCGAGCGGATGGAGGCGCCCTTCGCCGGGAGCTCCGCCGTCGACCAGCCGCCCAGGTGCCATAGGAAGAGGTCGGGCTGCGGGATCGTCTGGAACCAGTTGGAGGCGACCACCAGCCGGCCAGAGGTGGCGCACATCGACACGCCGTAGGGGAAGACCGTCGAGACGGAGAGCGCGCCCATGGTGAACACGTCGACCGGCGTGTCGCCGAAGACGGCGGAGTCGGGGGTCGCGATGGGCTGCCAGGTCAGGCCAGCGTCGGGGCTGCGGTACATCGTGAAGGCGTTGTCGTAGGCGCCGCCGGCCGTCGTCTCGGCCTTGAGCATCAGGTAGATCGCCCCGTCCTCGTCTGTAGTGGCGGCGATCTCGGAAATGCAGATGTTCGACGCGACTCCGCGGACCTCCCAAGCCAACGAGAGTGCGGTCTGGTCGCTCTCGTCGAGGGGTTGCCCCGCTCCGGAGAGGAGGGCGAAGTAGACCTGCGAGTCGGCACCGCCGAAGTAGCAGATCACGAACTGGTCACCGACAACGGCGACATCACACCGGCCCTCGTAGACCGTCGGGCCCGCTTCGGTCTGGTACACCGACTGAAACGTCGCTGCGCCATCCGAGGAGACGCACTGAATCATGTGGTTTCGCGGGTCGTCCGTGTCGTGGGCGATGACCTCCGCAGCGAGCAGGATGGTGCCCAGACGCGAGACGGCGCCGCGGAGGCGCCCGGTGTCGAATCCGGAGGCCGCCGAGCCTGGGCTGCCCGAGCAGTCGACGGAGAGGCCGGCGTAGCGCTGGTGCAGCTGCCACGAGCTCGAGCCGGCGGGGCGGCGGTAGGTCGTGAGGTAGGCGACAGCCTGGTCCGAGTCGTAGCCCCAGAACACCAAGATCACGTCACCCGACGGCATGACCAAGAGGCACGGGTGCGGCTCCTGGGTGAACGCCGACGACTGCGAGAGCACCTGCACCGTTGTCTGGGTGCCGTCCATCGCGAGCGCGTTGACCTCCACCGTGTAGGTGGTGCTGACCCCGTTGGAGCGCTCGCCAACGTAGGCAGTCAAGATCTCGCCGCTGGCTGTCGCGGCAACGTGCACCTGGTCGGTCGACTGGATGCCGGTGGCTGCCCCGACATCAATCCAGAGCGGCGTGTAGCCCGTGCACCACGAGGGCGGGTCCCAGCCACGATAATAGGTGTCGGCCTGACTGGCGTACTTCCAGAGGCTGCCCGGCCCGTTGGGGCCAGGGAAGCCCGAGCGCGAGACCCGCGTCGCGTAGTTGATGACCTCCGACGGGGATCCGCTCGCCGTGAGAGCGAAGCCCCCCTGCTGGTCTGCCGTGACCTCGGGGGGCCGAGGCGTCTGCTCGGTGATGCTGGACTCAGCCAGCCAGAGGTTTCCGTGCTGCCAGACCTGCGACGGTGAGCCGAGGGCCCGATACCGACTCTGTGAGATGTCCGTCGCCATCCTACGCTCCCCTCTGTCCGACAGCGCCAGAGCGGCGTGTCTCGCGCAGCATACGCCGGGCGCCCGGCGTCATGGTCAGTTCTACCCGCGCTGGGCGCGCGGCGCCGCCCTCGAGCCGCTCGCGGATGCCGTCGGCGCCTCCGAGGTCCTGTGTGGTCTGCCGGTCCATGACCGACTCCCCGGGGAGGACTCGTGCGAGCTGCTGGTCTGGCGTCTGCGCCATCGGCGTGGAGGGCTGCCCACCTGGAAGGACCGTCCCGCCGATGTCGAAGGTCTGGGCGGTCGGCGGCTTGGCGACCGCGACCTGGGCCAGCGCGTTGCCGTATCCTGCGGTAGCCGCCGCAAGCGCGAGGCCGCGAGCGAAAGGCACCGGGATGGCCAGCGCCCGCATGATGCCGACGCCATACTCGAAGTTGATCTGAGCAATGGACAGCGCCTTGAACGCCGTGAAGAGCCCCTTCGCCGCCTTGTTGCCCGCGTTGGCGGCGGCCTGGGCTGCCAGCCCGAAGCTCTGGGAGAAGGCACCGGCGGCGGCGCCAGCATTCGAGACGATGAGCTGCTGGCGGGCCTGGGCAGCTGCGCGGGCCTCTTCGTCGGCGCGGGCGCGGGCCTCGCGGATCTGCTGGATGGCGTCGAGTTCGAGCTCGGTCATCGCCATCGCGGCCTCTTGCTGCACGATCTCATCTTCTGCGCGTGCATCGGCGATGGCCTGGATCTTGTCCAGTTCCGCTTGTGCGGTCGTCCGGATCTGCTGCTCTTCGGTCATCGCGGCGAAGGCAGCCTCGCGCTGGCGCTCCGCAAGGCTGGCTCGGATGGCCTCCAGTTCCGAGAGGGCTACCGCCTGCTCGTCGATGGCCTCGGTTTCCGCCTTGATGGCCTTACGACCACCACCGCCATCGTCCTCGTCATCTTCGCCACCTGGGAGCACCTGGGTCCCGCCCCGATGCTGCATCAGCGACTGGTTGATGGAGTCCGCCCACTGCGCGCCGCGTCCGAGGTTTTCTGCGAGCTCGCGGTAGCGCTCAGCCGCATCGAAGCCGCCCAGGTCCTCGGCGACCTCGCGGGCATACTGGCGGATCTCGTCTGCTGCTCGGCGGCGAGATTCCTCCATCTCCTGGAACCGGGCGGCGACATGCCCCAGGCCGGCGAACTCTGCCATGTCGCCAAGCAAGCCCAGCGCCTCAGCGGCCAGTTCCCGCATAGAGCCTACAGCCTCTCCGAACGCCAGAGGAATCGCGGCCACCCCCATCTTGGCGCCCTGGATAGCCATGTCGACGAGGTCCATGCCGTCGACCAGAAGGCCAGCCGTAGAGATCGCCGTCTGCAGCGCCGCGACGAAGCTCGAGCCCACCGTCGACGCGATGGACTGGATGGTGTCGCGGTTGTCTTCGATGAGGTCGAGCAACCCGCGGGCGGCTGCCTTCGCCGCGTCGAAGGTGCCCTCTGACGCGACCGCCATCTCGAACTTGGTCCACTCGTCCTGCAGGTTGCTGATCAGCCCGGCCATGGTCTTCGACATGCGCTCGGTGCCCCCCGCGATCTTGCCGTCGGGGTCGGTGAGCGTGTCGATGAGTGCGGCGCGGAACTCCTCCGCGCCCATTTCGGTGGCCTTCATGCCGGTGCGCATCTCCACCATCGCGAGCACGCCCCGCTCTCGGAGAAGGTCGGCGGAGCCCGCACCAGCCGTCAGGGCCTTGCCTACGGCCTGGGCGCTCTGCTCCAGGTCCATCCCCAGCGCTCCCGACAGGTCCATGACCGCGGTGCGCAACTCCCCCGCGTTCTGCCCGTAGCTCTCCAGGACCGCGTCAGCGCTCACCAGCTGCTCGAGGTTGAACGGGGTGGAGCTGGCGACCGAGAAGAGTTCGTCCAGCCTGCGCCGGCCCTCACCAGCACCGCCCAGCACGGTGGCGAGGCGGGCCTCGAGGGTCTCGAACTTGGCCGCCTGCATGACCGCAGAGGCGCCCAGACCGACCAGCGCGGTGGATGCCGCCCCGATGGCCGAGGCCGTCGCCAGGAAGGCAGCCTCGGCGGCCTGGGCCACCCTGTCGACCTTGCCCGGGACCCCGCGAAGCGCGCGGTCGAACGGGCCCGTGTCGAGTCCGAGGGTGAAGCTCAGGGAGTCAGCGATGGCCATGGTGCCTCACTTCGGGGGCTGCTTCGGGGTGTAGGCGCCGGAAGACTCGGCCCGGAAGTGCTCGATGTGCATGTCGACCAGAGGGCGCGGGAGCGCGTAGAACTCCATCGGGTCCAGAATACCGATCTTGCCGATAAGAAGCATGACCATCTCCAGCCCGGTCAGGGGGACGGTGCTCCCGGCCCTTGGGAGTTTCCCGATGCGGCGTCTCGCGCCATGCGGTTGGCCATGCGCACCCGCTCCACGCTCTCGTTGGCCGCCATGACCTCGCCGTAGAGGTGTGCGACCTCGGCGGATGTCAGGCCGGCCTCCTCGCACTCTGCGAAGATGCGGTCGGCGGTCGACTCCCAGGCCGCGGAGGTAGTGGTCCGGGCGGGGAGCTTGACATCGAAGGCGTCGGGGCCAGGCTCCAGCGCCTTCGCGAGGATGAGCACAGCCAAACGGTTCTTGTAGGCCATCTTCGCGCCGGCGCCGACCGGTACCGGCTTGCCGTTGAGGTAGCGCTCGGGCTCGTCGTACTGCGCTTGCAGGCACTCGATCCAACCCGGCGGGAGGGTCGAGACCTCGAGGCTGATGGTTTCGGGCTTGCCGTCCACAACCCGGGAGACCGAGATGGTGGAGACAGCGGGTGCGGAGAATCGTTGGCGCATGGGTCCCTCCGTGCGCTGGTGAGGGCGAGAGCCCCGGGGAGGGGACTCCCAGGGATGGGCAGCCCCGGGGCCCCCGCGAGAATCAGCTGATGGTCGCGGCGTTGATGTGCGCCACGAAGTTGGCGGCGCATCGAACGAAGTTTTCCTGCTCGTCGTAGGCGAGGTCAGTCACGCGCAGGTGGTCCAGCTCGACGCTCTGGCTCGCTCCGCCCGGCTCGGGCGTGTTGAACACGGCGACGATCTTGATGGTCTGCGCGTTGCCGTCGCTGCGACTGGTGTTCGAAGAGGCGGGGCCCGTGAACAGGATGAAGTCGCGCGGCGTGGCGGCGGTGGCGCCAGACCAGGACTGCACCAAAAAGTCGAAGGAGCCGGTGACATCGACATCGGCGCTCTCGACCAGCACCGGCGTACTCTGCCGGCGCCCACGCGAACGGGCCTCGGAGTACTCGCGCTGCGACTCCGTGAAGGTCAACATGCTCTGCTCGAAGGTGAGCACCAGGCTGCTGCCCGACCCGTCGTAGAGGGTGACGGTCCCGCCGCCGGCGAAGCACTTCGGGACCCCTGAAACGTTGTGCACGGCCATGTGGCCCTCCTACGCCGCGAGGCGCTCGAAGTAGATGCCGCGGGCGGTCACCCGGCGGCGGATCCACCCATTGACGTTGCCGATGTCCTGCAGCGTCGGTGGCGGAGTGTGGAAGATCAGGGACACGCCAGCCACGGCGGCAGGGGCGTCCGGGTTGGTGTAGTCGTAGAGAGGCAAGTCGGCGTTGGCCATGGCGGCCCGACAGAGCGACGCGATGCGGTCAGCGGCCCAGAGGTTGACCTGGTCCGTGTTGCTGCCGTCCGGCGCATGAACATCGAGCAGCAGGTTCACCGGCACCCGGTTGGTGTAGACGCCATCCACCTGCCCGGCGGGCGACGGGGGGAGGTCCAGGAAGCCGACCCGAATCCATGGGGCGGAGCGGTCAAGGTTCGCCCGCATGGCCTCCGCCGGCACAAGGTCGGCGCCCAGATCTTGCCCGCGGAGGAACTCCCACACGGAGGCTCGGACCCAGTCGGCGCGCTGGCTGGCGTGAAGGCTCACGAGTTCCCCCAGCGGAACTGCAGCTCTTCCTGGGCGGGCCCCTTGGGGCGGGGCACGTTGCGGCGGGCGAGTTCCATGGCGCGCGTCAGGTGGTTGCCGGGAGCCATCTTCTCGGTGCCGTACTCGACGAATGCCCCATACTCGACGTTGTTGGTGACCTCGAGGGCGGTCTCGTTGCGGCGCTTGATCCACCGTCCTTGACCGTCGCGAGGCTGCGCCGATGCCGTGGAAGGCCCCGGGACATCGATCCCGACATCCTCACCACCAGCACGCCACGCGGCCCGGTAGCGGCCCGTGTCGACGCGCTTCGGGTTGCCGCCCTCGCCCGTGGTGATGCTGACGACCGTGTCCCGCAGCACATCGAAGCCAATCTTCCGCAGCACCGTCTCCCGCGCTTCGGGCATCTGCCGAAGGAAGCGGGAGAGCGCTCCGTTGAGCCGGCGCTGGCTGTAGGCCAGCTTGATGGCGCGGTTGGTCGTCATGCTCGCTCAGGCATCCTCGCCGGCGACGAAGACCTGGTAGTTCATGTTGTCGTTGGTCTGGATGGCGATGGTGTCGGCGCTGCCCGCGGTGACGGTGACGCCGTCCACGGGGGAGACCCACACCAGCAGCCCAGAGGGGCCAAGCGTCAGGGTCGGGTTGGTGCCACCCAGGAGGCCTGCCACCGGGTTGGAGCTTCCTTCCTTGAGGATGACGTTGTCACCCGTCGCGGTCGCGAGGTTCTCAAGGACGAGGACCTTCATGTCGGTCAGGGCCAGCATGTCGCCGTTGAAGATTGGCAGCGACCCGGCGAGGTCGAGGTCCTCGCTGGTGTTGTTGAGCGCGCGGGTCTGGTCCCACCAGAACTGCCCGATGCTGTCGGTGCCGGTCCCGTCGGTGAACTGCTTGTCGTAGTCGAGGAGCACGACCTGCTTAGCGCCGTCGGCGCCGCGAATCATGCCGGAAACCCTGACCTCGACGCGGAGGCCCTCGATAGTGCTTGCCATGGTGTCAGCCCCCGGCCCGTCGGGCCACGATGTCGAAGTGGGCGCCCAGCACGTCTCGCTGGACGGTGATCACGTCCCACCGCTCGCCGGTGGTGGTGTCGTAGATGGCTGTGGTCTCGTCGGGTGTGCTGGTGAGCGACGCCGACGAGACGTGGTAGGAGGTGTCGCCCATCTGGTAGAGGCCGCCAGAGCGCTCCACGTCCTTGGCCGACAACGGCGCGCGGTGGCAGGTGACCGTGTCCGAGGAGTTGGTCGCCTGGAAGGCGCCGGTGCGCGCGTCGAAGCTCTGCCCGCTGGCGTACCTGATCTGCACGGAGACACCAGTGTCGGGGTCGTCGCACATTCCGCGGATGTCTGCGGTCATGTGGACCACCTCCGCGGGAGTCAGGAGGCCGGCGGGAAGCTGGTTCACGCGCTCACGTCGATGTAGAGCACGAGCAGCGTGTCGCCGGTGGTGTCGGTGCCGCCCGTGTTGTTGATCGTGTTGGCTCCCGTGATGCTGAACTCGCTGGTGCGGCTGGTGGGCACGCCGCTGGCGAACTCGATGACCGAGACCAGGACATCATCAGCCGCAACACCGGTGACCGTGTGGTCTCCAGCTGCGCCGCCCGCGATGGTGGCGTCCTTGATCTGGCCGCCGCGCACGGTGGCGCCACCGATGACCGCAGAGGCGGCCGTGACCGAGGTCGTGGCCACGAGGGCGTTGGCCGTCGCGGTGCCACTGTGGGTCGCGTTGCCGTCGTCCTCGAGCAGGTGGGTCGTGGTGCCTGCGGCGTTCTGCAGCTCGAACTGGTCGGACATGAGGGGCTCCCGAGGGTCAGGACGGAGTCACAAACCCGGAATCGAAGGGCTGTAGGGCGGGGAAGGTGATGCCGATGCTCGGCATGTTGGCGCCCAGGTCGGCCGCCAGCCGGTCGAGGGCGGCGAGCGCGGCGCTGTCGTCGTAGGACATGCCAGGCACGGTGAACTTGCGGGCGCGGCGAGCGCGGTCCATGCGCAGGACGTTGATGCCCTCGCGCGCCCCGCCATCGACGCTACCGCCCTTGGTCAGGAAGTAGTCGATCTCGGCGTCCTCGAAGGCGTAGGCCTCCGAGTTGGTGTCGGCGAGGCGAAGGCGAAGCTGGCCGCGGTCGGTCGCGAGATCGTAGGTGAACGCCATCAGCTGGCCTTGCCTCGCCCGCGAGTGGGCGAGGCCTTGCCGCTCAGCCCCTCAAGGGCCGCGAGGATGGAGTCCTGCGTCGCCTCGATGGAAGCCAAGCGGGCCTTGATGTGCTCCACGCTCTCGGTGAGGTCGATCTCGACCCGCAACGAGGCCTTGACCGCTTCCTGGAGCGCCTCGTCGAGGAGCTGCGCAGGGCTGCCGAGGTCGCGGAGTTGCTGGATGTCGGGCAGGAGCCCCTCGCGGAGCTCCTCGGCGGTCGCTGGGTTGAGCATGGGTCCCTCCAGGCTCGGGTGCTGGTGGGCGAGATGTCCCGCCCACCATGGTCATCAGGTGGCAGCGCCGTTGCCGTTGACCCATGCGCGCCAGTCCGCGACGGCAAAGCCGACGGCGATCTCGGAGCTGACCATGAACGCGCGGCGGTCCTCGTCGTACCAGGAGCGGAAGTCGGGCTCGCCCTCGTCGTAGTAGATGACGCCGCGAGACCCAGCCTGCGGCCCACAGCTCCCCAGGAACCACGGGGTCGAGGAGGTGAGGTAGCGCCAGACGATGGGCTCGACGGCGTTGAAGTAGGGGTTGGCGTCGTTCTGGGCGGTGCCGGGCTGCTGCGCAGACATGAGGATCTTCATAGCGGTCGCCCGGAGGGCGGGCGGCACCAGGAGGTGCGTCGCCGGCATGTCGATCTTGTTGTCCTTCTCGTCCTTGGCGTTGGTCGAGGTGAGCAGGGTCATAGCGGTGTCGAAGGCGTTGGCACTCAGCGCGGTCGAGTCCACCACGTTGCCGTAGGTGGTCCCGGCCTTGTTGACGTGCGCGGCCCCGAAGAAGGACTCGCCGTCGTAGATGACCTTCGGGTAGGGGTCGGCCTCGCCCGGGTAGCTCTGGTCGAAGTAGGTCGCGTCGCCGGCGTTGAGGCGGCCCTTGTTGAACAGTCCAGCGGCGAGCTCTTCCTTCATGGTGGCGAAGGAGCGGCCCCAGTTGGCGGTGTTCGTGCGGACGTAGTTGCCGATTCCGACCGCGTCCATGGACTCGGCGACCTCGACTGGGATGGAAAGCTTCTTCGCGTAGCGCTTGATCGCCATGCGGACCGTGAAGCCCTCGCCGTCGGTGACCTCGGCGATCTGCTGGCCGGGGCGCCGGCGGACCGGGGCGCCGCTGCCCTGGAGCGTGGTCTCCTTGTGGCCGTAGGGCGCCGCAGTGGCGATCTCGACGCGCGTCATGATCCGGGGGTGGACCATGTCGATGGAGCGGTAGTTGTCGAGCAGCACGTCGATTGCGGCGCGGCTGCTGATCTGCTGGAACTCAGAGGGAGAAAGGGGCATCGGTCAGACTCCTCAGACCACGCCGGCGTAGCAGGCCGACTTGACCCGGCTCACCAGCAGCTTGTTGTTGTCGACATCGACGCCGACACAGAGAAGACAGTCGTCGGTGGAGGCGTCGATGTTGACCGACTGAGCGCCGCCCACATCCATCGTGGTGCCCACGAGAGCCTGGGAGACGGTGCCGGCGTCGGGATCGAAGCGGTAGACGGTCTCGCAGCTCACATCCACGAGGATGGTCACGTCGCCGTCTGCGCTGGGGCTGGTGACGCTGTCCTGCGCGATGCCGACGGGGAGCTCGCCGGCGCTGGCCTGCTGGATGTAGCCAGCCGTGGCGAGCGAGACGAAGTCGCCCTTCGAGATGTCGGCGCTGGAGCTGTCGACGGGCATCGGCAGCAGGATCGGCGTCCCGTAGACGAGACAGTTGTCGGTGGACATGGGCTCTCCGGTCAGGATGCCTGGCGGCGCTGCCGCTGCATCAGGGTCTTTTCGATGTCGGCCTGGGAGAGGCCGGGGTACTTGGGCGCAAGGCGGACGGCCTCAGCCTTGACTTCAGGGGGCACGTTGAGGTCGCTGGTCGGGCGCGTTCCGCCGCGTGTTCCAGCGGGGAACGTCGGCGACTCGGCCAGCGTCTTCTTGATGGTCGCGATCTGCGCGGCCTTGGCCTCAGCGTCGAGACCAGCCGGCACAAGGGCGCGGTAGGCCTCGGGGAGGGCTTCGATGGCGGCAGCGTTGGCGGCTTCGAGGCGCTCCAGCCGAGCGGTCTCGCGGGCCTCGAGCTGCTCGAGCTTGGCGGCCAGCGCGTCGCGCTCGGCCTTGGTGCCCTGGTAGAGCTCGTCGAGCTTGCCGGCCTCGCGGGCGGCCTTCTCTTCGGCTTCCTTGGCGGCCTGGGCCCTCTCGGCCTCGATGGCCGCCAGGCGCTGCTCCAGCTCGGCGGCGCGCTTCTGCTCTGCGGCCAGCTTGGAGGTCAGGTCATCGGTGGCCGGCTTCGGCTCAACCGCAGCGGCCGGAGCGGGCGCGGGGGCCGGCTCCGCAGCGGGGGCTGGCGCTGGCGCTGGTGCAGGATTCTGCGTCGACATTGGGGCACTCCTTGCCCGTCCCCGGGCTGTGCTGTGGAAAGCCTACCGCGAGTCGTTCCATAGTGCAACGGTCATCGGTTCACTCTGGAACGTCGGGCGCGACTCGGTCCGGGTAGAGGCGGCGCAGGTCTCCGAGGGACAGTGCCCGCCCACGGTCGGAGAGGTCGCGGAGGGCCAGCTTGCGGCCGCGCCACAGCCGAGCCCGCGCCTTCCCGAGCACGGCTTCCTGGACTGCCTGTGGTTGCCGGCGAAGCCAGGCGTCGTAGCTCATGTTCTCGGCGCGGCTCCCGTCCATGCGGCGGCGCGTGGCATCGTCTGGCGAGTCGATGCCCAACTCTCGCCAGCTCTTGGTCACTGGGGCCAGGAAGCACCTGCAGCGCGGGTGGATGGGTGGCGCAATGAACGGCGGCGCCTTGGGGTCTTCGCTGTCCATCGGCCGGCCGTTGGGCCCCAACGGGTAGACCACCATGTGACGCGGGGCGCAGACCGGGCAGGTCCGGCTGTCGAGCGTCGCGAGGTACTGGACGGCCTGAATGATGTCGCTGTTGGCCTGGTAGGTGACCAGCGCCGAATCCGTGCTGACCCGCTGGATTTCGGTCCGCGCGATGGTGGTGAAGCGCCCCTTGTAGGTCTCCGTGAGGCCAGACACGTCCTCGAGCAGCTGGGCCGCGTTCGGCATGGAGGAGCCGGAGATCACAGCGTCGGCGACGGCAGCGCGCACCGCCTGCTCCGCTTCGACGATGTCCCGGGCGAGGCGGTCAGTCCAGCGCAGCCCACCGATAGGGCTCGTGATGGACACCAGCGCGTCGGAGGCTGGCACCGAGGCCACCGCGATGCCCTCCGCGCCCAAGGCGGCGGGGAGGCGGGCCTCGATGCGGCTCGCCGTGATGCGCAGCTCCGTCTCCCGCACCTCCGACAGCCGCTCGGTGAGCACCTCCGCGATCGTGCGCTCTGCGGCCTGCAAGGTGGCGCGGAAGGCAAGCTGCGCCTGCTGGTACCGGAAGCGCTCGGCGGGGGTCAGCGAGGTGCGGCCCGACCGCTGGAGCCGGCGGAGGCGCTCGATCTCCGCCTTGAGCGGGGCGACGGTCTCCTCCCACAGATCGACCACGTCCCGTGCGGTGCCCGCTTCGTAGCGGAGGAGCCACAGCCGGTGACGGGTGAAGTCCTCAGCCAGCTGCTGGTTGATGCTGTCTTCATTCATGCGCGCACATGGCGGAGTAGCGCCGCCCCGGTCGCGGTCTTCTCGAAGCGGTCAGCCCAGGATGGGTCTACCTTGCGGACGGCGCGCAGGGCTCCGAGCACGATGTCGTCGCCCCCCCACCCGTGCCAGGCCTGCCAGCCCTTGCCCTCGTCGGCCCAGGTCGCGCCCTGCTTGTCCTTGAGATGGCGCGCAAGGTACCGCAGGGCCCGCTTCGTGGTGCGGATGGAGAGCGGGCGGCCGTTCTTCAGGTCCCGTGCGCGAGCGAGACCCACCGGGGTCATGCCGCGCTGGCTCGGCGGCTTTGAGTCGCGCACCTCCAGCGCCATGCCCCCGTTTCGCTGGGCTGCCTCGCCGGGGGTCCAGGTCGCGTCGTCCATGGCGGCCGTAGACTCGCGGGCCTTGGCTGCTCGACCCTGGGCGGCGGCGCGAGACCGGGCACGGCGGCGGCCAGCGTCATCCCCTGGCGTGTAGCGGTAGCGCTTGCCCCGCTCGCCCCACCGGTAGAAGGGGCCCTCGTCGTCTCGGCCGCGGGTGACGGGCATGGTCAGTCTCCGAAGCCGAGTGCGGCGCGGAGGTCTTCGGTGTCGTCCTCTTCGGCGCGCTCCTCCTCCCCGTCGGCCAGCACCGCGGTCGCGTCGCTGAGGATGGCGAGGGCGCGGCCGACGATGTCCGCGCGCTCCACCTCGCTTGCTTCCTCGAGGCCTGCGAGCAGCTCGGAGACCTCGCGGAGGTCGTCGCCCACCGTCTCTGCCGTCTCCAGCATCGCCGTCAGGTTGTCGACCATCTGCTGAGCCTCTGGCGGCGCGGTCGGGTCGACTCCGCCGAAGGTGTTCTGCGCCATGCCCGCGCGGTCCTGCGCCTCGGTGGCGTAGGTCTCTGGGTCTTTCGCTTTGTCGATCACGCCCAGGGTCTGCAGGTGCCTGACGTAGTCTCCGGGGGTGATCATCCCAGCCTGACGGACGATCTCCAGCGCTTCGAGCTCGGCCTTCTTGTCGGATGGCAGCACCGGGCCCGCGACGAAGCGGTAGACCGGCCGGTCGGGCTCGAGGTGAACCCCGCGGTCCATCGCGACCGCCATGTCTACTGCGCGGGCGAGCTCCGGGAGGATGTTGCCGCGGACCTTGAGGATGCTGGCCACGTAGGCGGCCGACAGGGTCCGGAGTGCCTCCCCGGACGCGCTGGCTCCGCCAGAGAAGACCGCGAAGACCGGGAACGTCTGCCGCACCCGGTCGAGGCACTTGTCGACGGCGAGCAACAACTCCTTGATGGGGTTTCCGCTCGGCTCGAGGTAGCCCAGCTCTGCGTTGGCCGGGAGGCTGTGCATCCATGTCCCGAAGCGGCCCACGTTGCGGTTGGTGGTGGTCGCCCCGGGTGCGCCGCCCAGGGACGCGCCCTTGAGGTAGGGCATCGGGGCGCCGTAGCGCGTCGCGATGGCGTGGACCTGGGCGACCAGCGAGTCAGCCGCCGCGAGAACCGACAGGATGCCGAAGCCAGCCCCGACGCCGTGCCCCGGCTGGTCGGTCTCGCCCCACACGAGGTTCACGAACGGGACGTGGCCAAGGTTGTGGGCGCCGCTCTCGCTGGGCACCGGGTCCCCGTTCATGCTGACCGTGATGGTCTCGGGCGTCAGGATCCGGGTGTAGATGTTGAGCGTCGCCCCCTCGCCACCAGACAGCGAGGCGATGGCATCTCCGCCCTGGTCCAGTTCTTCCGCCGTGAAATACTGGTTGGTGATGGCGACGCGCCGGACCTCGGTGTCGGTCGCGTCGTCGAAGACCACCGCGTAGATGCGCGGGTCTCGGAAGACCATCTTCGTGCGGTAGGGGGCGGAGCTCTCCATGCGAACCAGCTCGATGCCGCACCGCCCGGGGCCCGCGCACGCCCATCCGATTCGGCTCAGCTGGTTCGCGAAGTTGCTGCGGCGCAGCACCGCCTCCCCTTCCTGGATGGTCCGTTGCTCGAGGCCTGGGTCGCGCTCGGTGTCCGCTTGGTCCAGGAGGTCGCCCTGCAACTCCAGCGACAGCCCGCCACCAAAGAGGGATTCCGCGCCGCGTTCCACAATGAACACGTAGTCTCGGAAGACACGATGGGTGCGCGCGATCTCGTTGCCCCGCAGGTCCATCGCCGAGAACAGGTGGTAGGCCTCTGCCTCTGCGGCGCTGTATGGCTGCATCTGGAAGGCATCGATCCTTCGCTGGTAGGCGTCTCGCCACTCCGCCTCGGTCGTTGGGTACCGGAGCGGGCTGGCGGAAGTGTCAGGCCAAGTCGTGGTCATGTCGGCTCCGTTTCATTCTGGAACTCCAGCGTATCACCATGGAACGGCCACAGTCGGCATCTCGTCTTCGCTGAGGCTCCAGCGCATCAGCATCTGGGAGGCGGCGTCGCAGTCGTCGTCGTGGGAGACGGCGGGGAAGGCGCACCACTGACCTACCACCTCCTCGACATCTGGCATCAGTCGGGCGTCCGGCAGAACGATGGCGCCCGCCTCCGCGTCGCGCTCCAGGTAGACGAAGCGGGCGGCCTTGCTCGAGTCCTTGCCGGGTGTGTGGGTCGTCGGGTTGAACGGCACCAGGAAGCTGTAGCGGTCCTTCCTCATCTGCAGGTAGGTCGTCCCGTTGGCCTGGTCTTCAATGTAAACGATGCCGGCGGTGCGCTGGACTGCCCACGTCCACTGCTCGACCAGGGCATCGAGCGCGCGCTCGAACTCCGGGTAGGTGAACCGCTGGTGGACGCGGGCGAGCAGATGCCGCTTCCCACCGGTCCGGGCCCAGACGTGGAGCGCGTGGTAGTCGCTGTTGGTCTCGCGCTTCTTCGCTGCGTCGACGGAGATCGAGACCTCGTCTGCAGTCTTCGCGATGTCGGCGGGGTCGCACTGGTAGCGCTCGGCGAAGTGGGCGCGCTTGACCCGGCCGCCCTCGACGCGCCCAGGGCGCTGTTGGAGCTGGGCGGCGGCCTGCCCGAAGCCCGCACGGTTGAGCTTGGTCTTGAGCTTCTCGACCTCTTCGCGTGGGAACTTCGCGGGGAAGAGCAGCTCGCCCGGCTCGGTGCGCGGGTCGTCTGGGTGGATGTGCGGGTGGTCGGGGTCGTACTCCATCGGCAGGCACACGATCCTGCAGCCACCCTCGCGGATGGCGTGGCCGGCCGGGTCGTTGATGTGGAGTCGCTGCATCACGAGGAGATGCCGAGCGGTCCCGAGGTCGTTGACGCGCGTCGAGAGCACCGCGTCGATGTTGGTGTTGACCTCTTTGCAGCGGCGCTCGATGGCCTCTGGTGAGCCGAGCACCACCTCTTTCACGTCCATCGGATCGTCGATGTCGAGGTCGTCTCCCCGCTTGCCAGTCGCCCCGGAGCCGAGGCCGAGGCACTGGCGGAAGCCGCGCTCGGTCGTCTCGAAGTTGACGCGCTGGTTCTGGTCATGGCTGAGGCGCCAGGGACGATCTCCCCGCGCCTTGGCCGCCGCGTCTGCCAGCGCGATGTACTCCGGATCTGTCACGATCTGCCGAGTCCGGCGGCTGTCGCGCGTGGCGAGGTCGGTGTCCTTGCTCAACACCAGCTTGCGGCGCGAGGGGTTGTGCAGCCACTCCCAGGCGGGCGCGAAGACGAAACAGGCCAGCGACTTCATGCAGCCCGGCGGCATGTTGATGACCAGGCGGCGGTGGTCTGGCGACCCCATCGCTCTGGCCTGGAGTTCTCGGAACAGGATGCTCAGGTGCCAGTTCCACACCAGCGGGGTGCCCGGCTCCACCAGCGGCCACGCCCAGCGCGCGAAGCTCTCGAGCGAGTCCGGGCGCGTCGGGTCGATGGCGGCGTGGCCGTCTCGCTTCCGCTGCAGATCCGCGAGGCGCTCTTCCTTCTGCCGGCGCACCAGCGCTGCCCGGCGCGCAATGAGCTCTTCGAGGCGGGCCTCCAGGTCTCGCGGCTCGCTGCTCATCCTGCCAACTCGGCCTTGAGGCGCTCGATCTCGGCGTCCAGTTCGTCGACCTCTGCCGGCGCATCGGTGTGCACGGTGTTGATTGCGCCCAGGTCGAGGGCCTCCCAGGCCTTGGTCACGAGAGAGCCCAGCGACTTGGCCGCCATGATGGCGTTGGCCCTGCGCTGGTCCAGGAACTCCAGCTCGGCGAGGCGCTCCTTGGTCAATGGCTCCGCTCCAGGATCTGCCACGCGCTCGGCTTGCTCGCGGGTGTCGTCCACCATCTCCGCAGCGATGCGGACCGCGCCCGCGGAGGCCTTCGCCCCGTAGTAGGCGACCTCGGCGACATGCTCCACGGTGGCCCGGCGCTGGACTGCCCGGAGCTCCTCCACGTAGTCGCGGACCGGCCCGGGGTTCATCAGCCAGCGGCGGACGGTGGTGTCTGCCACGCCGACGCGCTCCCCGATGGCCTTGTAGCTCAGGCCGTTGTTGACCCAGAGCAGGGCCACCTGCTGACCCTGCGTTGCAGGCGGGGGTGCCGTGACCGTCGGCACAATGATCACCGGCGTTGCATCTTCTCCAGGTGTTGCAACGCTGTTGCAACGGTCGGGGGGTCGCGTTGCAACGGTCACCGGCTGGTTGGCCTTCGACTTCCTGCCCGCTTTGAGCTTCGGGGGCACGCCATCCCGAGAGCGCCAGGAGCGAAGAGTGCCAGCGCTCACCCCGTACTTCTTGCAGATGAAGTCCATCGACCGACCGCCGTGCTCCAGCTCCCGGAGGATGGCCTCGCGCTCCTCTGGCGTCCGTCGCTTGGCCCGGCTCACGCTACCTCCGTGCCGGGCTGCCCCCGAAGCTCGACGCCCCACGCCCACACGCTCTCAAGGGCCACGGTCTTGCCCGAGGCTGCCCAGATGACCGCGTCGACCTCGAGCTGGACCCGTCGCCCGTCGACGTAGACCTTCCGCCCCGCCCGCAGGTCGGAGACGAGGGAGGGCACCAGCGGGAGCGTGCAAGTCGCACCCGGGCCGTATGTGGCGATGTGGATGTCTGGGGCCATGTCGTGCCTTGGCCGCAACCGTGGGCATTGTAGCCGGACGGTGGGGCGATGTCGAGATGCCAGCCCGGGAGACTCGGTGCCGTACGGGTACCGGGTCGGTCCCTCGGGGACTTTTCAGGTACCGGGTGGCCCCACCTGGCCCCACCTGGCCCCACCTTGGTGGGGCCGGGCAAAAGCACGATGAGCGGCCTATTTAGATAGGGGTGGCCCCACCTGCCCCACTCTTGATGCAGGGTACTTGCACGGCAGCCGACTTTTCGCTGAAAACCAGAATTTCCGTTCTCTCCCCCCAGATAAACACCTCCTGTGCAGCTATGGTGGGGCAGGTGGGGCCACCCGCACGTAAAGACGCACCAGCAGCACCAAAAGGCCGGCCCCACCAAGGTGGGGCCAAGGTGGGGCCAGGGGGCTAGACTGTGCCATATCGCTCAGGCGTCGGCGGACTCGACAGCGGCCCGATGGATGACCAGCAGTCGGGGGCGAGAGCCCGCCATCCGTGTCTTCCGGGTGCGGTGCTTGCCCGGTGGGGAGTCGAGCCAGCCACGGGCGTGCCATGCCGCGATGGCGTTCGCCGTGTCGAAGCCCTGCCTGTCGAGGATGCCCTCGACCTCAGCCGGGGCGATAGCGATGCGGTCCCAGCCGTCTGTGGGCGTCTGTGAGCCGCCGACCTCTGACGTGTGGTCCCAGCGCCCCACCCAGCCCCCAGGAGGCGCCTGCCTGGCCCCTGGCCACCAGAACCGCGCCCGGTTGGCGGCGCACCAGGCGAAGAGGCGGTCCATGGCCGCGCGGGGCTGGTCTGCGTCCTCTCCGCTGCGCCTACAGGCCTCCATTGCCACCCGGAGGGGGTCACACCCTCGGGGAGGCTCGAGGCCCACCTCGGCGCACAGCTGGCGGGCAAGGGTCAAGGCCGCCACGGCCTTGGAGAGGCGGCGGGCAACCGACTCGTCAGTCTGGGCAGCGGCGTACTCGCGGAGCGGCTCGAAGGCCTTGCGGAGCGCACCGAAGCCTCCGTTGCCCATGATGTGCCGCACGACCCTTGGCAACAGGTGGCCGTGGTTGGCCTTGGCGGCCGCCTCGGAGGCCTCCGCCAGCGATGCCCCGTGCGCGCTCTCCTCGCCCAGCATGGACCCGCCGATCACCAGCGTGCGAGCTCGTGCGCCGCCGTCTCGGCTCACCGACAAGATCGAGGCCTCCCCGTTGGAGCAGAGCCACGAGCGCCACTGCGAGCGCCAGCGGTTGCCGTCTGGGCGTCCCCTTCCCTTCTCAACACCGCGGGCGTGCTGGTAGAGCGTCCGGGCGACATCTTCGTCCGACCGGCGCTCCTTGCTGTCGTCGAGAGCAATCGGGATGTGCTGGAGGAAGGCCGCGGTCCTCTCGATGTTGGCGGGCGTGTCCTTCCAGGAGCCCATCAGGCCCAACTTGCCCCCGACCTCTGCGGGCCGACCCACGGCAGAGAGGCCGACGATCATGGACGTGCTCTTGCCCTTGGAGGTGTCCCCGGCGAGGTCGATGGTGTAGCCGGGCAGCCCGAGGGGCTCGAGGAGCACGCTGGCGATGCAGGCCCAGGTCATCAGCCACGGGCCGACCGCGGAGTCCAGGCGGCGCATCATGTGCAGGTAACCCTCCCAGGTGCCGGCGCTCACGCAGGCGTCGGCGAGCTGGGCGAAGCCCTCGTCCGCTTGCACGGTCAGCTGCGACGGGCCGATGACCGACCGCCCCCACACGAAGGACCAAGCGCCCTCAACCTGGACCCAGCCCATCCGGCTTATGCTGCGGGTCTCGGTGGTGGTCTCGCGGTCGAGCGAGGTGCTCAGCATGTGGTCGATGTAGTGGACCACGGTCCGGGCGTTTGCGCTGGAGACCGGTGCCCCGAGGCCGCCCAGGGCGCCGATGATGGCGCGGGAGTCCTTCGCGGTCGAGAGCGGCACCACCTTGCGCCTCCAGGAGCGGCCGATCCGCCAAGCGACCTCGATGACGCACTCTTCGGTCTCCACGTCCGAGCCGAAGCCGGTCACCACCATCGGGGCAGAGCACACGAGCTCGGAGATGTCTTCCCCGTCCCGCTGGCGCACCAGCCAGACGCCGCTCGAGTCCACCCGGTACCCGCGAGGTACCGAGTAGTCGCGGCCCTCTGTCGGCGCCCCGTCGAAGGCATCGATCGGACTCTCGTAGCCGTCGGGCAAGGGGTCGACCGCTCGGAGGTGGCTGCGGGCCTTGGCGGCCTTCTCGATGGCCTTGGCCTCGCGCGTGATGGCGGTGCAGACCTTGCTCACCTGGGAGGCCAGACCGGAGTGCCCGCGGAGGCCCTCGAGCAGCGCCACAGCCTTGCCGGGGCAGCGGTACTCCAGCCAGCCCAAGGCCTTCTGGTGGAACAACAGGCCCCCGATGGCCTCCGCCTTGACCTGCTTCGCGTCGGGTCCGGCGGCGTCGTCGACGGTGGCCAGCGCCTTGGTCAGCATGTCCAGGGCGGCGAAGGTGTCCGGCGGCGCGTAGTCGTCCACTGTGGCGCGCATCTCGCCGATTGCCCTCTGTCTCAGCTCTTGCATCAGGCCCCCAAGTCCCAGATGGGGCCGGCCCATCCGCAGGTGTTCGCGTGGTTGCACCGTGCCCAGGTCGCCCGGTCGGGGGCGATGAGGAACCAGGCGTCTCTGCGCCGGCACACGGGGCATGTGAGGTTGATCATGCGCTCGCCCTGCCGTCGACCCCCGCGGAGCTTGCCCTCGGTCTCGCGGGTGAGTGGGTCGAAGCGGAGCAGCTGGCGGCGCTGGTGCTCTGGGTGGTCGGCGGACTCGCGGACCGCTCGGCGGCGCTCCTCGAGCTCGGCGAGGCGGGCGCGCTCCTCGGAGGCCTCCCGCTCCTCCCGGTTCTGCGCCCACAGCCCACGGGTGACGAGAAGCTGGCGCAGCTCGTCGGCGGGGATGGGCTCGGTCCAGGTCTGGCGGGCGACCTCGTCCAGCAGCTCTTGTCGGTGGAGCACGAAGATCTCCGCCACGATGTCCCCGGCCGGGTAGCCAGCGTTGGCGCGCCCGTGGTCGTGGATGGTCTCGACGACGCGGAGCGGGTTGGTGCCGATGCTGTCGACGGCCTGGGAGACGAGGGTGCGGACGGCGGTCACGGCGCCCACCCCGAAGGGCCCCCCACCGCGCCGCCGGGCATCGACGTGGTGGGGGGAGTGGTTGCAGCAATGGGAGCCCGGGAGATGCGGGGAGCCGCCCCGCGCGGGGCCTTGCGGCCGGAGTCGTTGGGTGGGCGGTTCATGGGCGCGTCCTGCGCCGCTTCCTGGCGAGACTCAGCTCCAGCAGCAGTTGCAGAGCCAGCGCCTCGGAGTTGCCGAAGGCCGCCAGCCGCTCCGCTTCGGAGAGGTCTCCGATGAGACTGCCGGCTTCCGGGTGCTCAGTGCCGAGGATGCGTGCGGCTCGCTCGGCAAGGTCTTCTTGCTGGCGCACGGGTGCATCCCCGCTATCGCGGGTGTTCTTGCTCATGATGTCCTCGCTTGCGTTGTGACCGGTCGCCCGCTGTCCCCTGCCGCCGGTGTCGACTCCGACGGCAGGGGGCGCCCCCTGGGCGCGACAAGCGAGTGACCATGAGGTCGAGCCGACCCTACCGTGGGGGCCGTCTCGCGTCAAGTGACGGCGCCGAAGAGCGACCGCTGCTCACTCGGGCGCCAGCGTGGCTCCCGGCTCAGCGTCAGCCATTCAGCCTGCTGTGCTGAGAATGTACGTTTCTGGCCCCTTCTCGTGCCCGTAATCTCGACCGCGTGCCAGCCCTCTGCAACGAGGTCGGGGATTGGCTCAGCCTCGGAGACGCAGACCGTAGCCCC